GCCGACACTCTGAAGTTCCTCAAGGATCGACGTGCATGATTGCGGCACGGTACGCGTCGCTGATTGCGTTTGCTCAGTCTCGCGGCTTCTGCCCGACGGGAGAAGGCGGCGGCATCGACAACTCGTGCGGCGGCGACCGGCTATCTGTGTCGCAAAAAGAAATAAAAGACGCATGGGGGAAAGAGTCTTATGAGCTAGAAGGAGAGACTCTTAAAAATTTCTCCTACACGCTGGAAGACAAGCAAACCGGCGGACTGGCGAGCCTCAAGGTTTCTGCCTATCACGACTACTCGGATGGAGACTTCTCTCCAAAAGCTACCGAGGTCAACATCGTATCGTGGCACGCCACCCCACTGTCGGAGATTGCCGCCCACGGTCTTGCTGCCGAAGAGGGCTTCAAGGGCAAGGGTTTCGGCCGCGCCGTAATGAAGGAAGCTCTTCGCATAGCGGACGAACACAAAGCAACAGTCCTGTCCATCTTCGCACCGTCCGACGACAGTCAGGCCGTGATGAAGCATTACACAGAGACGGGCCTCCTTGAGCCGATCCTTTCGAGCAAGGCCGTGTACGGAGACTACTTCACTTCGTTCAAGATCAACAAAGAAAAGGCTGCTGAGTTTGCGAAGCGAAAGCCAAGCAAGCGTGCCTTTTGCCCCAACGGCGAAGGCAACGGGGTCACGAACACGTGCGGCAAGGGCATCGGCATCAACGACGCGGATCAGGACTTCACCGGCCAGATTCTCGCTGGCGAGAAGACGATCGAGACTCGTCGGCCAAACTCGCTCAAGCCATATATCGGCAAGACTGTCGGCATCGTTCGGACTGGCAAGGGCAAGGCCACGCTCGTGGGAGTGATGAAAATCGGCGAGCCGAAGTTCTACAAGACTCGCAAAGAGTTCGACGCCGACTTCGATAAGCACAAGGTCGGCAAGGACTCGCCTCACTACATCGGCCCCGAAGGCAAGTACGGATACCCTCTCTCTGAGGTGAAGCCGGTCAAGCCTCGCGTCCTTAGCTCGCAAGGTCGAGTCGCTCGCGTGATCGCCAAGTCGGTAAAGACTCGCGAGTTGACGATCGAGTTTGATCTTGGCGGAGAGTCGCCGGAGCATCCGCACGAATCTCGCGCCGACGCCCCCGCCCCAGAGAAGGATCAAATCAAAGGCAGCGACGTCAACAAAGAAGGCTCTGCCAAGAACAAGTCTGGCGACATCTCGCTGAATGAGAGCATTGTCGCATCGCTGAAGTCGAAGGCTGATGAACACAACGACGCGATGCGAAAGGCGAATAAGCCGTCGTGGACTCACGTTAGCCTGCCAGCCTTAAAGGCAGTCTACCGACGTGGTGCTGGTGCCTTCTCGACTAGCCATCGGCCCGGCATGACTCGCGACCGATGGGCATTGGCGAGAGTGAATGCGTTCCTGACTCTTGCCCGGAGAGGCAGGCCAGAGAACGCGAAGTACACGACTGACAACGACTTACTCCATTCAGACCACCCGAAGCATAGCAAAGAGTCCCGCTCCGCCGACTGCGGTCGCGAGGACGACGGCAAGTTCGGCAGCGGCAACAAGTGTGCCGGTTCGGTCGATATGCCGAAGGAAGACCCCAAGGGCCGGATGCGTTACGACAACGGCGTGCAGACGGACGCCGCCCGGAAGCTATACCAGATGGGGTCGTCCGAGAAGAAGCTCAAGAGTCTCGTTGACTCGATGGGCGGCGATCCGAAAAACACTCGCGTCGACATCAACCCGCCAAGCCTGAATATCTCCGTCGCCGACAAGGATGGAAATAAACTCTTCCACGTCGATCTTGAGAACGGTCGAGCGAGGCTCTATCCCGCCAAAGACTTGACCAAGTCCGAGGCCTCGAAGATCAAGGAAGCGGCTGGCGAAGCGTTTGGCGGGCGTCAATCTGACCATACAATTAAAGTCTTCAGTAAGGCTGAAGACATGAAGAAGTGGGAGAAGGAGAACGCTGCCAAGATCAAGAAGTGGGAAGACAAGTACGCGTTCTCGACCCTGCTCCCGCCGCACCAGAGGCCAAAGAAGTGGGAGAGGTCGCTCGACGCAAAGCACGCGTCGCTGCTCGCGTTCGTCCAGTCGCGAGGCTTCTGCCCGAATGGCGAGGGCAACGGCGTCACCAACACTTGTTCGTCGAAGGATTCTTCCGCACCTGAGCCAGAGGCAGACGAACCACCGCCCGCACTACACCTCCTCGCCGAGAGGGATGCCGAGGCTCCGCAGACAAAGATGAAAAGCGGAGACGGAGAAGTCACGGTCGTCGACAGGACGGGGATCAGTACCCCGGACTATCTTGACGAGATCGAATGCCACGGACGCAATTGCGGACTTGAAGTGACTTTTCAACTAGCGAAGCAACTACAGCCAAACAGTGAAATTGAGGACGACTGGAGTCCTCTCGACGCTTATGTCGGTCCGGGGTCCGGTTACTTTACCGGCTACGACGGAAGTCTCGGAGAGAGTGCTGATAGCAGCATCGACTATCACGGCGGAGACTACGGAACTATCGACGACTATACGGCATCTGACCTTCTTGCCGAGAAGCAGAAAGAGGTTGAGAAGGAGTGGGACGACATGAGCGACGACGAGAAGAACGTCGCCTCAATGAAGTTGGTACACGGCATAGACGAATCGCCGCCAGACGACGAAGACGTCATCGCCCTTCGAGAGTCTGGCAAAAAGCAATGGATGGACGACAACACCTCCGACATCGAAGAGTCAATCAATGCGATGCGAGATGAGGCCAGACAGAATGCCGTAAAGAAGATGGCAAAAGAGCTTGAGTCAGCGGTGGCCGGAGACACGATCGAGTGCTGCCTTCAGTTGTATCGCGGAATGAATGTTGACACGACCACCGTCGAGGAGATGATCTCCGACGGGTACGTGGTTCACGAGGGCGTGAATAGCTGGACGACCTCTCGCGGAACGGCAAGAAGCTTTGGCGCAAACAGGCTCCTCATCGTCACAAGAAAACCTCGCGTCGGCCACATCTTCGCTTCCAACGCACACGACGAGAAGGAAGTTATCCGTCCGCCGTCACGAATGAGAATCCTCGGCGTGGTTCGTACAAGCACTGGCACCGTCCTGCACGTCGATGAGGACGAGGACTATAAGGGGGCGTAATGTCGACACTCTTAGAACGCCTCGTTGGCGACGCAAGCTCACTGGGCAGTCCTGACTGGAAGAAGCCTCAGCATCTTCTTGATGCTATTTCCAAGCGAAAGAAAAAGCGGTCGATCGACGCCCGATACGCCAGCCTCCTCGCCTTCGCTGAGTCTCGCGACTGCGGCAAAGACCCTGACGGCAAGTTCTCCAAGGGCAACACTTGTGCGGGCGGCATCGCAGCCGACGCTGCCAAGGGGGCTGCTGCCGGTGCCGTGTTTGGTGCCGTCTCTGGCTTTGCCAAGTCTTTCCTTCCACAAGCCGCCGCAACGGGTGCAGCCGCTGGTGCCGTTGCTGGTGCAGTCAAGGGTATCTATGACAACCAGATGCGGCCCACCCGTGTCTCTGCCCGAATCGAGAAAGTCGGCATGACGGACGAGAGTGTCGCCGGTCTCGTGAAAGGCCTCGGCGGCACGAGCAAGTCTCTGGCGTCCACAAACGGACGGTCTGGCCTGACACTGACGATCCGGGCGAAGGGCGGCAGAGTCTCGCACGTCGTTGACATCACAGACAAGAAGGTCTCGATCTATCCGGTGACAGGCCGGAAAGAGATGACGGACACACAGATCGCCACGATCAAAAAGATCGCGTCCGACAACGCCGCGAAAGAGACGACAGTCGTCGTCAAGACGAACTCGCTCAGCTACGCGTCGCGGCTCGCCAAAAAGGGCTTCGCTGTTGCTGCCAAGAGTGCTGGCGTTTTGTCTGCAACAGCCATCACGTCCGCATACCTACAGGCTGCTCCCGATGTTGTCTTGGGTATCACAGACCTCGTTGTGGATACGCATTTCACGGACTCTTTCTACAGGAAGCCAGATGCAAAGCGGTGATAAGTGTGCCTGCGCAGGGTGCAGCGGACGGATGATCACGCGAAGCAGTCGCCAGAGTGGCGAACTTCAGGTGCGGTATCTCCGCTGCCAAGTGTGCGGTCGTCAGGACCGCTGTATTGTTGCTGCCAACGACGTTCGGTCGATTTGCTGGCGTCGCACCAGCCCCAAATAGTGTTGTTTCATACAACACTTTTTTTGACCCTCCTCTTCGGGTCACTCGTGCTTTGTTCGTAGTTTGAACGTGTCGCCCCGCATCGCGTGGCCGCATCGTCAAACCACTAGCAAGGAACACGAAGCATGGAAGCCTCGGCCAAAGTCAAGAAGCTCCTCGACGAACTCGCCGCCGTTCTCGCTGAGATGGGCGCGGTTCAGGAGACCGACACCGAGACCGCCGATCACGGCGACGAAATGGTCGAGCAGAACGGCATGGATCACGCCGCTGCCGACAAGGACGCCGACGAGGTCGAGGACACTCAGGAAGTCGAAGGCGAGAAGCAGAAGAAACTTCGATGCCTTTGCGAGCGTGCCGAGAAGCTCCGCGACCAGATCACCTTCTACGAGAACGTCGCTGCCAAGGAGTTGGAACTCCGGGCTGTTCTCGACAAGTCCACCCCAGCCAAGATCGAAACTCGCAACTCTAAGGAGACGCCCGTGAAGATTTCCCCGATCGCCCTTGCGGGCGCAGGCCGACTCAAGAATTTCAAGGGCGTCAACGCTGAAGAGCGTGCGTACCGCGCCGGTCAGTTCTTCCGTGCGACCCTCCTGAAGGACGCCGAAGCTCAGCGTTGGTGCAACGACCACGGCGTGACCGAGTCGCGTGCCCTCAATGAGGGGGTCAATGCTCAGGGTGGCATCTTCGTGAACGAGGAAATCCTCAACGAGATCATCGTCCTCGTCGAAGAGTTCGGTGCGTTCCCAGCGAATGCTCGCAACCTCTCGATGAAGTCGGATACCCTTATTGTGCCCCGGCGGGTTGGAGGCCTAAAAGCCTATTTTGTGGGGGAAAATACGAGCGTGAGCGAATCTGACGCGGCTTGGGACCGTGTGCAGCTTGTCGCCAAGAAGGCGGCTGTCGCTTCCCGCATCTCTTCGGAAATCCTCGAAGACTCGTCCGTTCTGAACCTCGCCGATTATTTGACGGGTGAAGTGTCGCGGGCCATCAGCGAACTCATCGATGTTTGTGCGTTCGTCGGAAACGGCAGCGGGGATCACGGTGGTATCGTCGGTGTTGTCAACAAGATCACCGACGGCACACATGCCGCTGGCGTGATCACTGCTGGCAGCGGCGAGACCGGTGCCTCGACCCTGACCCTCAACTCGCTGATCGCTGCGGCTGGTCGTCTCCCGTTGTACGCTCGGACCAACGCCAAGTGGTACGTGAATCCTGCCGTGTTCGCTGCCAGCGTGCAGCGTCTGGGCCTCGTCAACAACGTCGGCATCGCTGGCGGTAACACGCCTGCCACCGTGTCGGCTGGTGCCGAGATGCGACTGCTCGGATATCCAGTAGTGTTCGTACATACACTATCCAACAACGTGTCGGCCGACCCCAGCGTGGTGAAGTTCCTGTTCGGCGACCTGTCGCTGTCGAGCTTCTACGCGACTCGTCGCGGCCTGACGATCAAGCAGTCCACGGAACGCTACGCAGAGCTTGACCAGACGTTGTTAGTTTCCACGATGCGGTTTGACGCGATCACGCACGATTGCGGAGACGCGAACCGTGCCGGTCCTGTTGTTGCTCTCCGCACCGCTGCCTCTTGATTTATACGGACACTCTTACTTTCAACCCTCCTTTACAAGGACTTAGAACGTGAATCATCTCGAAGGAACGAAGACGGTTGCTAAGGTGTCCGTGGCGGTCGCCACGAGCGGCACTCACTCGCATGAGATCGACACTCTCGGTGCCGACTACGCGAGCATCGACGTGGTGTTCTCGGCCTTCACCGCTGCAACGTCCAGCTACGCGAGCGTGCTGAAGCTCCAGCAGTCGGACGCATCGGGCAGTGGTCAGGCCGACGTGAGCGGCTTCACGATCACCGCCGGTGCTGGCTCGACGACCGGTGGCACGGGTGCCGTGGCCCGGTTCAACGTCGACATGCGTGGCAAGAAGCGTTACCTGACGGTCGTCGCGACCCCCGGCAACCCGGCCACGATCTCGACCGTGGCTCGCCTGAGCAAGCTCGAAGACATGCCGATCACGGCTGCTGACATGGGCGTGAACAACGTCGCCCCCGCAGTGCCGACGATCAACCGGCAGTTCCAGACCTACTAAGGCCACGGACGGCCACGACGGGCAAGGATGCCCAAGCCAATTTCACTTCTAGGAGGGGCTTGGAGTGTCAGATGCGGATTCTCGTCGGCAACGTGGAACATGATGTAAAAGTCGCGGCGTGCTTGAGCATGCCGCGACTTGCTTTTACAGACAACTTTTTCACGGTCACCAGCACGTTTGCCCCTCATGGCATTCAGGTCGTGAAAGGGACCGGGGCGTTCTGGGATCAGACGATGACCCGCATCCTCACGGACCTGTCTAAGGAAGAGGCTGGCAACGACTTCATTTGCACCCTCGACTACGACAGTGTGTTCGAGCCTGAGTGCCTGCCTCGTCTCTTGTCGGCGATCCTGATCTCAGGCGTCGACGCGATCGCGCCGCTTCAAATGAAGCGAGACGATAAGCAACTCATGTTCACGCCCGAAGGCCTCGGCGGCAAGGGCGAGCAGACGGTCACGATGCCAGCGGAGTGGTGGGAGAAGCCAGCCCAGATCGTCGATACAGCCCACTTCGGCCTGACCCTGATCCGGACGGCGGCTCTTCGCAGGATGGCGAAGCCGTGGTTTCTAGGAGTCCCCGGCGAGGACGGCGACTGGGGTGCCGATCGGCAAGACCCTGACATTTTCTTCTGGCATAAGTTCCGCGAGTGCGGCAACAAGCTGGCAGTCTGCCCTCAAGTCGCAATTGGGCACGCAGAGCTTGTCATCAACTGGCCTGATCAAAGGCTGAAGACGATCTATCAGTATCCGACTCATTTCTGGAACAGCGGCGGACGGCGACCACCGGAGGCATGGGGATCGCAGGCACACGCGGAGAAGTCTAAATGAAGATTCAGATGCTGATGGACTGGGGCTGGCACAAACAGGGCGACGTCGTCGACATCTTCGACGTCACCGCCAAGGGCTGGATTTCTGAAGGGATCGCCAAGCCGATCACGGAAGAGTCGAGGTCGATCAAAGTCGAGCAGGCTACGGTCAACGTCGAAAGGCGGAAAGTGAAGCCGTGAAGTATTACGAGCTTGTCCAGCGAAGGAACCTCCGATACCGCTCGATCCGCAGGATCACGGAGCCGGTCGTCGAGCCGATCTCGCTCGCAGAGGCCAAGTCTCACCTTCGTATCGACCCGGACTTCGATGCAGATGATCTGTACGTTATGGGCCTGATCTCGGCTGCTAGGTATCACGTGGAGACGGTCTCGGACAGGACGCTCATCCGGTCGCAGTGGCAGATCAAGCTGGACGCGTTCCCGTCTTGGGACATCGAGCTTCCTCGACCGCCGATCACGACCGGCGACATCGTCGTCACCTACGTGCCAAGCGACGGCGTCTACTCTCCCGTGCCGTTCACTGACTTCCGGCAGGACCGCGACGCCACTCCTGCCGTGATTCGACCTCAGTGGAACAGGACGTGGCCTCCGTGCCGTGGTGCGGAGAACGACGTCACGATCACCTACTGGGCAGGCTACGGCGAGAGTGGCCGCTCAGTGCCAGCCCCGGCACGACACGCGATGCTCATGCTCGTCGGTGGGTGGTACGCGAACCGCGAGTCGATCGTTCAGGGGTCGCTCAACCCTGTCCCGATGGCTGTGGATATGCTCCTTGGCTCGATCAACTGGGGGCAGTACAGATGACGATCCGGGCAGGAGACTTGCGAGAGTCAGTGACCATTCAGGTCGCGACTCAGGCGACAAACGCCTACGGCGAGTCGACTGCCACGTGGAATGTGTTTGCCACTCGCCGCGCTGCGGTCGAGGGGCTGACGGCGAGCGAAGCGATGCTCAGCCAAGAGCTTGCCACCGTCGCGACTCACACGGTTCGATTCCGATACGTTCCCGGACTGACTTCGGGTATGCGTGTTGTCTGGACTAGCCGCAGCCCGGCTCGCACGCTCGACATCGTTTCAGTCACTGAGAAGAACAACCGCGAGGAACACTCGCTCGTGTGCAAGGAGCGGGTGACGACGTGAAGATCACGGGACTTGACGAGGTCATCGCAAAGCTTAACAAGATACCCTCGTCAATCGACCGTGCCCCCGTCCTCGAAGAGGTCGCAGAAATCTTCGCAGCCCGGCTGCGGGCAGCTACACCGAAGGGCTACAGCGGCAGGCTGAAGGACTCGGTGATCTACGAGTCGTCAAAAGACGCTGCCTCTGTCGGCTACGAGAAAGAGGTCGAGACCGCTGGCAACCCGGCCCTCGACAGTGTAATCCGTCCCCGGACGCGAGGCCGCAGCGTCTTGAAGTGGGTTTCAGAAGACGAGCTTGAGGCAGTTCTCGCAGAGACCTTCGACGCCTACGCGAAAGAGGGCGTTTTGTTCATGGAAGAAAAACTCGCGGAGCAGATCAATGGCGGCACCTGAAAAGTGGCTTCGAGAGCGGCTCGACTCGGCGACAACGGCTGGCGTCTACCCGGTGCTTGCCGTTCAGAATGCACCGTTCCCTCTCGTCGTCTACAGACGGACGGGCACACGCCGCGAGCGTGGCCTGACTGGGAATTTCGGAGTCCCGATTGCGACGTTCTCCGTCGCGATCGTGTCAGAGACTTACAGCCAAGCCAAAGACATCGCCGACTCGATTCGTCGCGCCTGCGACAACTTTACGGGCGACACGCAGGGCGTGAAAATAGTTACGACGGCCCTCGTCTCCGAGCAGGACAACATGGAACGTCCGTTCGAGGGCAGGGACAAACCACTGTACAGGGTCGATCAGGTCTACGAGGTTCGTTTCACCGAAACTGTCTGACGTCCAAGGAGGGACGATAAAATGCCATATGAATCTTCGCAGGGTATTGGTTTCTCGTTCGGCGGCACCAAGTTCACCGCGACCCAGATCGCTGTGTCGAAGGCGACTCCCGAAATCGACGTCACTTCGCTTGAGAGTGCCCACGGATCGTACCGTTCGTACCGTCTCGGCTCGATCCGCGACGGAGACACGCTGAAGGTCGACTTCATCGGACTGACTCTGCCCAATATGACCTCCACGGCTTCGATTACGTGGTCGATCGACGGCACTGGCAGCAATGCGTCCTTCACGACTGGCCTGCCTACCGCCGCTCTCTGCACCTCTGCGGACGTGACGGCTCAGGTCGGCGAGTTGATCAAGGGTTCCATGTCGCTCAGGCTGACGCAGAACTAATCGAATGCTCTCCTCTCATTGCCTAAGTCTTAGTTGGGGCAACGCCGCCTTCGCTGTGACTAGCCTGAAGAGGAGCGCATCGTCTGCGGTCGAGGTCGATTTGACGAGTATGTCATCGTATTTCAGTTCCGATCCGGACAACACGGATCGGAAGATGATTTGGAGGGAAGTCGAAGCGTGCGTGGCTGACCCCGGAGAACTCAGCATTGAGTTCTTCGCGGTCGGCAGTCAGATGTACGCACTGCCAGACGCGATCGGCCTGAAAAAGCTTTTGACGGTTAACGAGAGAGACTTGGATGGGAACGAAACGGGGAATGTGCTTGTCTCGTATCAAGCAATTCTGACAAAGGTCGATCTCGATGCGAGCGTTGGTGAATACGTGAGGGGAAGTGTCACGTTTAAATTGTCTGGATACAAGGAGTAGGCATGGCTCTCAGTAAGGCAGCGATTCTGGCGGCAGACGACAAGAAAATGGTCGACATGGAAGTTCCTGAGTGGAACGGCTCCGTGAAGATCAGGGTGATGAGCGGCACCGAGCGTGACCGTTTCGAGGCGGAGTTCGTCGGCGGCAACAAGTCGGTCGACATGGTTCGAGCGAAGCTCGTGGCGAAGTGTTTGTGCGACGAGGAAGGCAATCGCCTTTTCACCGAGGCCGAGATTCCTCAGCTTGGCGAGAAGTCGGCAGCGGTCCTCGACAAGCTCTTCACAGCTTGCATGAAACTGAACCGATTCACGAAGGACGACGTCGAGGAGATGGCGGGAAACTCCTAAGCCGTCCGAGGCGGCGTTTCGAGTTTAGATTGGCACTGGCCCTCGGAATGACGCACAGGCAACTCTTGGAGTCCTGCGACGCTGAAGAGTTGGCGGAATGGGAGAGCTTTTGGCTCATAGAGCCGTGGGGAGATGAGTGGCGACAAACCGCTCGGCTTGCCACGGCTCTTTGCACGGCATGGGGCAGCAAGAACCTCGAAGAGGAAATGATCATGCCGTCGCACCGAAAGCCAAAGCAGACCGCAGGGCAGATGCTTGGCGAACTCATGAAGTTGAGAGGCTAAGCGATGGCAACGATCGGCTCTATCACTATCGCGTTTGACACAGACATCTCGAAGCTGTCGTCAGGCGTCGCATCCGCTGTGTCGGAGATTGAGTCGATCAAGTCCGCAGTCGAAGGAATTTCGGCGAGCCTTGCTACTCTTTCAGGCAAGACTCTAGAGATCAAGGCATCTGTCGGAGCCGACACGAGCAGCGTAAAGAAGGCTGCTCAAGAGGTAAAGGAACTCGGCGACGAAATCGAGAACGAAAGCCCGACAGTCAAGATTCGCACGACTGGCTCTATCGGCAGGGAGCTTTTTGAGCAAGCTCGCGGTCAGGTGAAGTCTTACGGTGAATCTCTCGTCGAGCTTTCCAAAGAAACAGCCGCCGCCGCCAAGTCTTCTGCATCGGCAGTGTCCGCCGTAGGGGATGTTCTCGGCGGTGCGTCAACGTCTGTCAGCGGATTAATAGTTGCCGTCGGAAGATCGGAGAAAGCAATCAGAGGGTGGCAAGGCGCGATCGCGTCTGCCGCTGCTGCGACCGGGGCATTTGTCTTGTTCTCTGGTGGACTGAGAACAGCCATCGGTGCCGTCAGTGGTAACGTCGGCGCGTCCGCTCGCATTCTGGCCGCGTTCGGTGCTGCGGCGGGAGCGGCGACCGCAAGCGTGGCTACCTTTTCGGCAATCATGGCGGTCACGCGGGTTGCTGTTTCTGGACTCTCTCAAGAAGCTCAGCAGTACGTTACCCAATGGGTTTCTCTTGGAGCCGCAACCGCAGCGGCAGCAGTCGGCCTTAGTGCGGCTGGCGTGTCTTTCTCTGTTGTCTACAGGTCGTTGCAAGAGTCTTCGACGGCTGCGGAGTTCTTCGCAAACGCCCTGAAGAACGCATCGGCAAGCGTTGGCACGTTTGCTGCCGAGGCTTCCAAATACATGATGGGCGTCTTCAATGTGATGACGCTGGCGAGAGTTGCTTCGGGCGAGTTCCGAGACTCTCTGGCAAAGCTTGGGGCGCAGGCGGAAGGCATCCGCAACATGGCGGATCGGTTTGGGGCCACCGTCGAGCAGATGCTGATCCTCGAATACGCCGCCCGCGCCGCCAGCGTCGGCATGAGCCAGCTTGCGAGAGCATCTCAGGCGTTCTTCACGAGCGTGAGCAAGGTCAAGATCGGCCAGCTTGGAACCGCCGAGGCTCAAGAGGCCAAGTTTGCATTCGACAGGCTGCAAATCTCTCTCGACGACTTGAGGAACAAGTCTCCGCAGAAAGTTTTTGCACTTGTCGCAGACAGGCTTGTTTCTGTTGAAGACGCTGCGGACAGGGCTGCGATCGCTTTCGACCTCTTCGGCAGGCAGGCAGTCAACGTGCTGCCTGCACTCAAGGGACTTCGCGAGGCTGAAGCAGACTCTCGCAGGCTTGGGACGACTCTGAGCGGTATTAACTTCTCCATGTTCGAGGACGTCGACACGGCGTTCGACCGGGCGGCAGAGGCAGCAGCCAATTTCGGCGAAGTGACAATGTCTGGCTTTGCTCCGCTTCAGGCCGGGGTCGCGAACATCTTCGCCGACCTCGTCGGCGGCTTGGCGTCTTTTTCTGCGCCGTTTCGGGCGGTCGCAGCCGCTATCACCGTTCCCTTTCAGCAGTTCCTTGAGATTTTAGCCCGCGTCATCAACATCATGCTCAGGCTTGCGGGTGCAGCCGCGACTGTCTTCACGGCGTTCCTCGACGCCCCCGCGTTGGCTGGGCCTTGGCGAATCTTGGGCGACACCATCAAGGGAGTTCTCACGTATGTCGAGCAGTTTGTCGACGTCGTCGAGGACGCCGCACGGGCTTTGTTCTCTGAAGTCAACCCGGCTCTTAAAGACACCGCGACCGCGATGGACAAAGTCTTGTACGTGATTCAAGGCTTTGCGACCGTGACAGTCCTTGGGGGCATTTTTCAAGCTATTGGAGCGTCATTCAGAATCGACTTCCTTGCGATCCTCCAGAGGGGCTACGAACTTCTGCGAGGATTAAATTGGGCTGCTGCCTTTTCAATGTTGCGAAGGGTTATGCAGTACGTGCTGTTTGACTCGGTCGCCGCCGCGCAGACGTTTGTTGCTAATTGGATATTGGCTGGCGTGAGAATGATCTCCGGTTTTGTGCAGCCGTTTATTGCGCAGGTGGCTGTCATCATTACGGGCAACGCCGCTATGGCAACGTCTGCTTTGGTGACAGGCTACTCAATGGCGGCTGCGTGGGTGATAGGGACGCTGGGTCTTGCCGCACTGATCCCACTGATCGTCGCCGTGATCCAGAACTTCGACAAGCTGTACGATTACTTTTCAAACTTCGGCGAGAACGTCAGTAAGCTGTTCACTCTCGAAGGCCTCGCCGAAGCCGCATCCGCAGTAGCCAACGCAATCGTCGAGGCCTTCAAGTCGGCCTTCGGTTTTGTGTCCGACTTCTTCGGAGGATTGATCCAGAACATCGTTCTTCGTGTTCGTGGAATCAAAACCCCAGAGAAGATCGACGCGTCGAACGCGAGCGTTGCGGATGTTATTGGCTCTCGCAAGAGGCAGCAGTCCGCCGTGTTCGAGTCGCGTGCGACCATGTCTTCCGCCGGGTTCGGCCCTTCTCCGAAGCCTATCGCGGAAGACTACGACGGGCTTTCCGACGCAGTGAAGGACTCTCGCGACCAAATGCTTGGTCTTTCATTCGAGGCAGCAAGGTTCGGAGAGGCTGGCAGGAAGTCTTTCCTTGCTGCACGTACCGACTTTGCAAAGCTCCAGCAGCAACTCGCCAACGACACGCTCAAGGGCAAGACTATCATCGACGAGGACGGCCTTGCGAGAAGCGAGACCGCGATTGAGACGTTCAATAGGCGTTACCAAGAAATCCAGAAGAGCCTGAGAGAGAACCTCAGCCTTGCCGACACAATTTCACCGGAGCAATTCCAGCAGTCCGCAGAGGAGATGGTCAAGACCGTCGAGGAGACTCTCGCTGCCGTGCGAAAGGTTGGTCGCGGTCAGGATACCGGAAGCACGCTCTCTGTCGATCGATTCTTCCCAACGTCGGAAGCCATCAAGGAAAAGGCTGCTGAGTTTGCAGCAAGCTACGAAGCTGAACTCAGGGGCATCGAAGAGGCTCTGGCACGCGGCGAATACGGCTCTGGTCAGGAGGCGTTGAAGAAAGCCGCCCGCGAGCGGGAGTCTGCCAAAGACACGTTCGATCGCAGCATGTCGAAGATTGACGCCGACGTCTCATTCGCTGCGGACATTCGCAAGAGTCTCGAAGACGCGTTCCTGAAGCCTCTCGAAAAGTACGAAAAGCGTCTCAGGGAAATCTCGCAGAATCAGTCGCTGACAGATGCCGAGAAAACTCGCGCAACTGCGATGGAACAAAAGCAGATGGTCGAGGGCACGTTCGGCAAGTCTGCCGGGCAGTCGCTCCGAGAGAAGGAGGCCATGCTTGGTGAGGCAACAGCATCCGGTGCGTTCAACGTGTCGGAGGGGTCAGCCGCAGCAGGGGCAGCCCGTGCAGCCGCAGAGAGAAACAAGCTTGACATGGAGCGTCGCTCTTCTGCTGGACTAGACGCCACCCCCGCTCAGGAACTCAAGGCTGGCCTCGACAGAATTAACGACGCATTTGGCGTGACAGGCAAGTCGATGGCCGAGATTCAGGCGTCCTTGTCTCCGAAAGAGTTCGCGGAGTATCGCGAAGCAATCAAGAAGAACAGAGACACTGTATTGCAGTCGATCGGCGTCGAGAGGAGTGCCGTCGCAGTTCGTGCGGAGGCAGAAAAAAAGCTTGCATCTCTCGCCGGGAAGATTTCCAGCGGGGCGAAGTTCGAGGCGAGCCAAAAGATAAACGACTCGTTCATGGCTGCGCTTGGCGTGACTAAGACTCCATTCGAGCAATTTGGCGACTCTCTCGATAACATCGCCGCCAAGTTTGGTATGGCAGGCAGGCCAATTGATGAGGTTCGCAAGAAGCTACAGGGCAACGCGAAGGACTTAGAGCTTCTCGAACGTGCAGTCAAGCAGGCGAGAGACGCTTTCCTTGCGGACCTTGGCGTCGAGAAGACTCCTCAGCAAGTCTTTGAGGAGCAGATGAAGAAGATCGACGAAGCCGCAGCGTCGACCGATAAAGAAAAGCGTCTCAGCCCCGAGCAGGCAACGCAGGCGAGAATCAACGCCACCAGAAAGCGTGACGAAGCCCTCGGCGGCGAAAGTGCCAATGACTTCGGAAGTCGCATCGCTGAGCAGCGAAGGAAGATCAATGAGTCCTACGGTGCAACGGGAGAGAACGACCCCAAGAAGTTTAAGTCAGCGATGAAAGACTTGGACGAGCAGAGGAAACAGGTCATCCGAGACTTTGGAAGGGACGGAAAGAAAGACCCCGAAAAGTTCAAAACCGCGATGAGCGAGATCGACACAAAAAGAAAGCAGATCAACGAAGATTTCGGCGGCGCACAGAAAGACCCTGAGAAGTTCAAGTCCGCCACTAGAAAGCTCAACGAATCGATCCCCGGTGCCGAGAAGCAAAGCCCGGTCCAGAAGTTTCAGGAAGACCTAGAGAGACTCCGGTACGCGTTCGGCGAGGGCACTGCTGAGTTCAATCAGGGAAAGCTCAACCTCCAAGCCCAACTCCAAGAAGACTTGAAGCCTGCCCTCGACTCAACGAAGGCCGATCGTCGCGGCATCGAAGCCTCAGACGCACGAAGCAAGGGTGGCGTTGACACGTTCTTCCGCATCCTGCGAGGCAACGACAACCCGTCGCTCAAGGCTCAGCTTGAGGTCGCACGCAATACGAAGATTCTCGCCGACGCGTCCAAGAACAAGGACGCAGCCCCCGCCATCGCACAACTCTCACCCGGAAGATAGTCATGGCAGTAGTAGACTCAAGAGAGATGTTCCGAGGCCGAGGTCGCCAGACGACCTACGGAGACGTGCCTGTATTCACTCGCATCTTTCTCGTGCGTGTCGATGATCCGAATACAGACCTTCAGGAAATCTCCGCCGAGCCGGGGATCAACTGGCTAGACCCTCACCCGGAGAACCCAAACGCTCTCCTCATTGACTCGAACGTCCAGCAAGACGGCGACAGTCCGTTTCATTACAAGCTGACGTTTACGTACAAAGCCGCTGAAGACCTCGACGAGAACCCGCTCGATCGCCCGGCTCAGTTCTCGTTCAGCGGGGGTCTCGCGTCCGCTCCCGCGTTCTGGTACTACCCCAACAGCAATGACAACAACACGAAGCGGATCATCATCAACACGGCAGGAGACCCGATTGGAGGCCTTGATCGAGATGAGGGCGAGTTCACGGTCTCGATCACGATCAACAAGGCTCCTCCGTTCAACTACGCCGCCGCGCAGGCCTATGTCGGTGCGATCAACTCGGATACGTGGAGCGGTGGTGCCCCGAAGACTTGGAAGTGCATGTCGATCACGGGTAACCGGAAGATCGAGGAGGTTAATGAAACCAAGTACCTTTACTGGGAAACAAACGCGACTCTCGCGTATCGAAACACGGGATGGGACTTGCAGACGTGGGACGTCGGCTTCAACGAGATCGTCGGCGGGGCGAGGAAGAAGATCATGGCTGGTGCTGAGCCTGTCAGCGAACCGGCTGCGTTGAGTGCTGGGCGTGCCAAGACTCCCGGTCAGCCTCCAGACCTTCTGTCTTTCCGCATATATCCGATGCTCCCGTTCGTGGGCACGTTTCCGGTGCTGCCGTCGTGAGGTGACTTATGGGCTATGGCCCTTCGAGGCAAGACCGTGGTGCTGGCAACTCTGGCGAGCAGCCGGTCCAGTTCAAGCTGGCTGACGCGCAACGTATTGCGAACGTCGTCGGTCAGGTCGAGGGGGGCAGGCGAGGCAGGAAGAACTCGACGCTGCCGAGGGCGGCTGGGGGCGGCGGTGCGGGAATCGCCACGGCGACGTTTTCGGGGAACTGGCTGAAAGGCTCAGAAAAGGTTCTCTCCGTCAGCGGCAGCACCGCTGCCGTGAGGAATATAAGCTCCGATATTCTCTATTCTGGAAACACTCGCCTGTGCTTCGTGACAATGATTGATGGAAACTACGTACTTCTAACGTCCGCGTGTGAGTGATTATGGGATGCTGTTGCCCGACAAATCTGGCGTATTCATGGTCGAGCTATTACTTATCCCTGACTGTATACGGAACTCAAAGCAGTGGATACTACCAATCCGACTTCATTAACCGCAGCGAGATAAAATCAGCGCACCTCGGTCGCGGCAAGTATGCAGTTCAGTACCCCACAAGCCCGCCTCTGCTCGGAACAGGAGGCACAACGATACCACGCCAAGGCGACTGGGTAAGCCTAAGCCAAACAAATGTACGAGGATACGGCGTTCTTGCTGACGGAAGTCTGTGGGGGTGGGGCGAAGACCCGATTGGAGACGGAACTCTTAATTCGAGCATATTTCCAAAGAAGCTTTCTTCCGGACCGTGGAAGAAAGTTTCAGCGTCCGACACGCACGCAGCGGCGTTGAAGCGAGACGGAACTGTTTGGACTTGGGGGGCTAGCGTAGGGTTTGGGGCACGTGCATCAAGCAACAACTCGGGCTTGCCCATAGGAAGTTCTATCGGCGTGCTAGAGCCTCGTGCAGTTTTAAATTCGAGCGTTGAGTCCCTGAGACCGCTCGACTTCACCGTATCTTATGATTTGTTCGCAATCGCCTTCGGATTAGTCACGTCGATCCAGCCGTCTTCGGTTGTTATTCAGAAGGATTTTTATGGCGAAGGCGCGGTCGTGTCTTGCGACATTTGGTACAGCCTCACCTTTGACGACAGCTACCAACTATACCGCTACTCTAATCCAGCCCCGTCCTTTTCGGCTCCGCCGTCTGTGGTTGTGACCGCAGATGCAAGGGACGTCAATTCAAAAGCAGCGACCTTTGAGGTCAAGCTAGGCGAGGGAGGTGTGATTGCCTCAATCTCCTGCACCTATGCTGGCGAGTACATGCACCTACCTTCCGTAACGCTATCAGGAACCCTGCAAGGCGGGGCTTCGTTCTCTCAGCAAATACGATTCGGGGTTACCTCCACGCGAAATGACATGAAGGTATTGAGTGGTGGCACTGGCTACAGCCATCGGCTCGCATCTCCCGCAAGAGTTGTAATTTCATTACCCCAAAAGTCAAGCATAACAGCAGCGATTGTAAATCTTTCCCCCTCGTCTGTATCGCGGATTGATTCACCTAACGCGACCAGTTCGGCCATCTCGCCAGTGTTGGCTATCGGCAATGGCAGGCTATACGCCAGAACAATTCCATGCAATTACCTATACTCCAATCCACATCTATATACACGAAACGGGTTGCCGCAAGCACTCGGAGACATCGACTACACGACTGTTGTGCCATCCGCAAAGCTAGTAAGTCACGAGGATGACGATCTTCCTCTATCCGTGAGGCCAGTAAATGCACGTGGCGGGGATTGGGAGATAGTTTTTCCAAGCACTCCCCCAGTAAGAAAGTCTCCGGGCGTGATTCAGGTCACTTGGCCCGCCTACACATACCCGCAAATCGCCCCGTTTTATGACGCGGGCAGAACAGTATCGCCATCATATTCGCCATCAGCACCTCGAACAGTCTCTTCCCCATACATATACCTCGACGGATTACCAAGCCCATACGAGCCGTCTGGAAGGTGGGCTGAGGTTGATCGCTTTGCGGGCGGGGCGGCTTTTGTGTGCAACTCTCCGACTCTTGAGACATATGTCGATTACGCCAATGATCCCCTACTGACCAATTCGATCTACAAAGACTTGCCGTACACGCCGTGGGGCAACTATCTATCAGGTCCACCGCTGCGTCCCCTCGGTAAGAGTATTTCTTTCGGCAAGGTCCGTGATGATTCAAAAACTGGCGTGCAGGGTCAAGTTCCCAGCTTCTACGCACCCGAATACACATTCTCTCGAACCGTGCCTGAGCTAACACAGTGGCTCAATCCGTCCATCACTTCCCACGTCAGGCCCGAGTCGCTACCATCGCTTACGATTCTTTGCTATAGCAACAACGTCGGAGGGGGTGGCTTGCTTGTATCGCCCCGGTGGGAGTATACAAGCACAATTGATTCACTGGACACGCATCGCCTCTATGCCGATGTAACGCAGGGCGGCGAAGGGTACACCTATGAGCCTTCTGTTTTTATCACGGA